CTAACAAAGGTTTCCTAACAAAATTTCCTATGCTTGCTTCTAAGTCTACTTTGTTACTGTCATCAAGAGCAACATTTTTACCAAAAAACTTCCGTTTTTCTATTTCTCTTACAGCACTATTAATGTAAAAGCTCAAAGACTCTGGAGCAGAATAATAAAAGTCTTTTAATGTTTCGTCAACTTCTTGGATACTTCTTCTGTTTGCCAATCCTAATTGATAAGGTGACTGTCTACCTCCACGTAACACTTTATTTATAATATCTGTGGTTACTGTAGGATCTAAGTCTTTCCAGCTTTTTAACTTTTGTGTTTTAGCTTCTTTGCTTAAAGCTTCTTCTAGTCTTGTTTTTTCAGTTTTACCAAAAGAGTTTAGAAGTTTACCTAGTTCTTTTACTGATCTAGGAAAGTAATTCTCTACAAAACCTACGTCTACTCCGTTTGCTCTAAGGTCTTTATGTAGAACACTTAACACACCGTCTGGTCCTATCACTTTCTGAAGGGGGCCTAAAAGCTCTGGAAAAAAGGCCCTGGCTATGTTGTCTGCTTTTTCAAAATCACCGTTAAACAAAGCAGCTTCAAACGTATTGTACTGAGCAGCATTAGCTCCCTTTCTTGATTTAGCAGCTAACGTCATAAACTCAGAAGCCTTTTCTATATTTTTCTGTATACCACTGTGTGTGTCGTACTCAAACTTACGTAGTCTTCCAAAGACAGGTTCACTAATGTTTCTAACAACAGTAGACAGAGGGGCTGCTACAGCATCTAAAACCTTACGTGTCTTTTGAAGAGCAACTACAGGATTAGCTTTAGCAGCAGCAACTTTAGATGCTTCTTGTGCAGAAGGTATTTTAACTTTCCCATGAGCTATTAAGTCGGCAGCTTCAGAAGCAGATATTCTTAGGTTTTTTCTTGCTCGTGCTAAGTTTTGCTTTGGCTGTAAACCTTCGGAAGCTCCAGTAATTAACTCGTCTTCTACCTTTGAAGACATATTGTCAAGAGCTTTTTGTTCTCTTTTAGCTTTTTGTTTAGCCCTGACTAGATTGACTGCTTTGGTTGTTGCTTCTGCTGTTTTAGCAAATACAGCACCACCAGTAGCACCAATAGCTGTAGACTTAGCTAAATCAACTAAATCTAAGTCTCCTTTTGCTGTTTGACTAGCTGCTTCTATTTCTAAACCTAGTAAACCTCCAGCCTTAGCTGCTCCTGAAACACCCTTACCAACAGGAGCTAATGTTGTTGGAGACATTAACGTACCTGTTATACTACCTAGTATTTCAGCAGACGCTGACTTACCTTCTTCTTCTTGGAAGATAATTACGTCTTTGTGTTCATCAACAACCGACTGTTTTCGACGTTGGTTTAAAAAGTTTCTACGCTCTTCGTACCCCATCTTGTCTACAAAATCGTCACCATAAAGCTCTCTTGGAGACTGGTAACTAATTAGACCATCTTCACCACCTACGGTTATTTCACCCATAGGCGTAAAAGCTTCTAAAGCTAGACCCCAGTTAGACACGTCAGTATTAGAAGAGTCATAAGCAAACTCAAACTCATCAAACCAACTAATGTCTTCTTTAGGTTTTTCTACAGGCTTAGGCTGAGTGTTTTGCTGTGGTTGTTCTTCAGTAACAAAATCTACAAAATCTGATTCTTCTGCAATACCAAGTTTAATAGCAGCGTTTCTTACCTGTTCTTTAGTTGTTCCTTCAGGAACATCTGTTAACACCGCCCCATTGGGTAACGTAATGTCTAACATTACTATAACTCACCATAAGAAGCTGATTTGTTCTTTCCAAACTTAGGAAGAATGTTTTCCCACCAAGAATCTTTTTTAAACTCTTCTCTTTCCTCATAAGCTTGGTCGTAAGCTTCCTTTGTAGAGTTTACTTCTTTGTTCGCAAGTAGCTGCTTAACTCTAAAAGAAAACTTAAGCTGTGCTTGTTCTTTTTCTGCTGCTGATAAATCTGTATAAGTAGGGTCTTTCGCTAAGACCATAGCAGCCGTGTTTAAGTCAGTCCGATTAATTTCTTTAGGCATGTCTTTGAACTGAGATGGGTCATTAATACGTACCCATTGTTTTGTTTCTGGGTCAAGATATCCTGTAAACTCATCCTCTCCTGGTTTTGTTACATCAGCAGTAAAGACAACTTGACCATTGAAAATCTGTTCTTTTTTGTTAGTATAAGTTGTTCTAGGTTCTGTAGACTTAAGCTCTGAGTTTACTTGAGACACAGATATAATCCCAAGCTCAAGGTCGTTTGCTATATCTTTTCTTCCTCTTTCTTTAAGGACGTTAATAAGTGATTCTGTTTTTTTATTCTTTTGAATATTAGTCACTAGCGTTGCAAAGCTACCTGGATTAACCCCCTCGTAGTTTCCAGCTTCTACTTCCCCCATAAGTTCAGAATCTTCTAATCCAATACTTCTTAAGTAATTTAGTTGAGCAGCTTTTCCTTTAATAGCTCTTTGTTTTATTTGATTAAATTCTTTTACTTTAGACAGTGCTTGAGAAACAGACACCTGTCCTGAACGTACCAATTTAGCTAATTCAACATCTTCTAGTTCAGTTTCTATCATATTAGCTAAATCCTCAACATTCCTGTCTTGAATTTCTTTTGCGTCTTGATCTTCTATTTGCTTACTAATTTGACTTATTTTTTGCCCTAATACTAAACGCTGTTGTGGGTCTTTTGCTCGTTGAAGTTGAAGCTCTAACATACCTCTTCTTCCAGTAAGAGTTGTCGGATCAAACTGAGCCATTTCTTTCCTAAGCTGGTTTTGCTTTATTTGTCCAGGGACACTACCAAGCGCAGAACCTAAGTTAAACAAACTTTGGGACATAGCAGGTTGACCTAGCTGAGACAAAAACCCTCTTGAAAATGTAGCCATTATAAATTCTCCTTAACTAAATAGACCGCCCAAGCTTCCTTCGGCAAGACTAGCACCAAGTCCTCCGGCAATACTAGCCTGACCTAATGCTGACTGTAGCAACGCCTCAAGTCCTGTTGCATAAGTTTCTCCAAATGCCCCTGCTTGTTGTGCCACGGCTTGTCTACGTTGTTCTGCTGCTGTTATTCCTGGTTGTAACCCACTTAACAACTGTGCTTGCGGTACGTAACCTGCGGCCAGCATACCTGTACCCAACTGTGCCTGTCGTTGTTGCTCTTGTCCTGCAAACTCCAACGCAGTTAACATAGCTTTGTTCTTAGCTTCTTCCTGAGCTTGTGCCAACGCTAGTTGCTCAGGGGTTCCTCCAAACATGGACGTGCGTACACCTAGTCGTCCTTGGTTAGCCAAGCGTTGTTCTAATGCAAGACGTTGACGTTGTTCTTCAGGAGCTTGTGCTGCCCTCATGCGGTTGTATATGTCTTGCTCACGTTGCGTTGTGCCTGTCTCTGCTAAATTAAAGAAGGACTCTGCCCTACGCAACTGTTCTTCCTGTAGGTTCTGTTCGTCAGGGGACGTTTGAATGTCATACGTCATTTGCCCTGTTGCGGGGTCCTGAGTCATACCAAACTGACCGCCTGTTGCTGTTGTGACGGTGTAGGGCTGAAACTTAAACCTTTCTTCTAACATTCCTGCTAAACCAGGAGTAAACTCACCTGTGGTTTTGTCTGTAAAGCCTGTAGACATACGTTCAAAAGCTTCTCTACCTATGTCTCCTACGTCTTTGTACCCTCTAGCAGCTAAAGCTAGACCAGCAGCGGTCCCTGCTCCTCCTAATAGGTTTTTGAGCCAGTCTTCCATTAGTACGTTCCTCCGTCAAGAGTACTTCTTGTTTTATATTTGTTGTACGTTATCATATTGTTTTACCTACTAAAGCAAGTACGTTAATTTCTTGTAAAGACATTTCTTTTCCATTTATATCTGATTCAATGTTAATTGACAAAGTTCCTCCGCTACCGCTTGCATTAACAGCGTCCCTAGAAGTAAACTCACCGCTAGAAAACTGACCTACGTTAAACTCTGCTACATTATATTCAGCAGTAGTTTGACTAGAAAGAACCATTGTAGTTATGTCAGTCGTCGACTTAAAATTATAAGACCAACGTAAAAAAAATGTTAGGCCACTACCTCCTACAATAGTAGGTCTTATTTTCTTTAAGAATTTTAGTTTAGAAGGGTCACCAAAAGTTAACTCAGGACTGGTGTACTTAAATCTATAAGTACCACTGTTATCTTGATAACCAGCATATTTACCTATTCCTAAAGAACTGCCTATAAGTAAATCTCCGTTGTCTTGTCTTTCATAAGCGGTAAACCCAGTTCCAGGCCAACGCGTAGCTCTGTATGAGCCATTTTCTAAAGTACCCCTAGAGTCAAAACAAAGTGTTACGTCTTGGTTTGTAAAAGTTAAAAGATAAAAGTTTTCTTCTGGGTAGTACACAGACCTAAAAAATCCGTTTTCAGTC